ATCCTTCAGCAGCTCTCGCGCATTAGCGGCGACGGGAATGCATGCGAACGCTCGCAAGCATAAACGCAACAATTCCTCATCCGTCATGTTATTTCCCCTTGCTGAGACAATGTATAACAGCGATTTTGGGAATGTAAATAGGATAATCGAAAAATTTTATTTTGAATCGCAGACGGGAAAAATGTGACTTGACGTCAAGGTCTTGCGCAATGCAGTGTCGGAAGCCGTGCAAAAACCCCTCGTCCGGGCTGAAGTGGACGAGGGGTTATCACCAACACGGCGCCCAAGGGAATAAGAGCCGCAATCCCTAGATAACACCGGTAAAACCATGAGGCAAGGGGCCGTACGTGAGTGTAAAGCTTGAAGCTGCTCTCGCATACTCTCGAATGCATTGGCGAATCTTCCCTTGTCACTCTGTCATCAACGGCGTGTGCACATGCGGCAAAACACATCCTGACGGCAAGGGAATCGGCAAGCATCCTCGCACCAAGGGCGGATTCAAAGATGCTACCGATGACGAAGCCACAATCAGACGTTGGTGGACAAGGTGGCCGGACGCTAATATCGCGCTGGCGACCGGCTCAGGACTAGCCGTTTTCGACATCGATGGAGATCAAGGTGCCCAGGAATTCAAAGCACTTGTGCAAGCTCATGAGACTGTACCTGACACGCTCGTGGCACAAACTGGACGCGGGTTCCATCTTATATTTGCAACACGATCTGGAAGCCCTGAAGTTCGATCTTCGGCGCGTGGGTCCGTGCACGTCCGCGGCGAGGGAGGTTACATTATCCTCCCTCCTTCAGACCATGTGTCAGGGCGAAAATATAAATGGATCAAGAAGATAAGGATAGCAACTTTACCTGATTGGTTAAAACAGTGGAGTCAAGGGTATGAAATTGTTCATAAAACGTCTGAAGGCTTCCCGAATTTGGGATCGCTGCCGACGTATTTATTACTGCCTGATCAGCGAGATATAAGCCAAACCGCCAGTGAAGCCTTAAAAACCGTCTGGTCCCCTGCCGAACAATCACGCCTGATCAGCGCTCTCTCGGCGATCGACGTCAAGTCCTGCGGCTACGAGGATTATTTGCGCATCGGCTTCGCCATCCACAGCCTCGGTTGGGACCGCTCCGACGGTACCTCGATCGCCTTCGATATCTGGGACGAGTGGTGTGCTCAAAGTGAGCATTACAACAAGACTGGCCTCGAGGCCAAATGGAAGAATTTCGACCGCACTGCCCGCGGCGATATCAACATTGGAACCTTATACCATCTTGCGCAGCAGCGGGGCTGGAATGGTGGGGCACCGGATCCGTCTTCGCCAAGCGGCTACGCCGGACGCAGCCCGTCCCCCGAACCATTGAACGGGCACGCTAACGGTTCGACAGCGTTTCCTGCGGCCTTCGGTGGCCTGCAGCCGATCTTCTTCCCCGACCGCACCGAAGAAGGGCGCCCTAAGCCGACCTACACCAACGCCATCGTTGCTGTTGAAGGGCTTGGAATAATTTGCGAACACGACCTATTCCACAACCGCATGTTGGTGGCCGGCGCGCCGCTGGCGCAATGGAGCACGCCCGAACTCTCGGACAATGTCGTGCATATTCTGCGCTCCCTGATTCGCCATCGCTTCGGCTTCGATCCGAACAAGATAAACACCGCCGATGCTTGCCAATTTCTTTGCTTAAAGAATGCCTTCGACCCAATACTTGATTACCTGGATGAATTAAAATGGGACGGCCAACCCCGCCTTGATGACTGGTTGACAACCTATATGGGCGCGGTCAGCACCGAGTTCTGCCGCGCCGTCGCCCGCCTGTCCCTGATCGCTGCAGTACGTCGCGCGCGCGAACCGGCTACAAAGTTCGATCAAATTATAGTGTTGGAAGGTCCGACCGAAGGCAAGGGTAAGTCGACCGCCATCAAGATCCTTGCCGGCGCCGAGAACTTCAGTGATCAGAAAATACTCGGTGTCGACGATCGCAAGCAGCAGGAACTGACGGAAGGCGTCTGGCTGTATGAGATAAGCGAGCTCACCGGCATGAATCGCGCCGAAGTCGAGCACGTCAAGGCGTTCGCCTCCCGCGACACCGACCGCGCCAGGCCGGCCTATGGCCGCTTCCAAGTCAGCCAGAAGCGCCGAACCGTGTTCTTCGCCTCGACCAACCGCACTGCCGACTATTTGATATCCGACACCGGCAACCGCCGATTCTGGCCGGTGCTGACCGGGCACATCGACCTTGTCGGCCTAGCGCGCGACCGCGATCAGCTATGGGCCGAGGCTGCAGGAAGGGAGGCAAAGGGAGAAAGTCACTTGCTGCCGGAATATCTATGGAAGGCGGCCGGCGAGGAGCAGGCGGGCCGCATGACGACCGACGCGTGGCGCGAACCGATCCTGCAATACCTAGGCCTGAAACCGCGGGAGGATGTCGGGATCATGGAAGTCCTGGTCGACAATCAGTTCCTGCAGCTTAAGCCCGGCGAGGTCAGCCAGCGCGAACAAAACCGCGCAGCGAGTATTCTGCGCGGCCTTGAATTCGTTAGATTTCAGAAGCGGATGACCGATGGACAGCGTATCTGGCGCTATCGGCCGCCGACTTAGGGCGCTGGTGTGGGAGCTGGGGCGGGCGTCACGGCCGGAGGAATCGATGCTTTCAGACTGGCACTGAGGGTATTGAGATTGGTGACAGCCGTCTCGATTGCGGGGGTGTTGTTGACACCGGCACTTGCAAGAGCGGCGGTGAGGGCAGCGATCTCGGCTGCGACGGCGGTCCCGATCTGGGTAACGGCGGCGGTAAGATCGGCAAGAGCCTGGGTTTCGTCGGCCATGAGTTTAAATCCTTGTGTGAGCGCGTTTGCGATACGATGAGAGGCATGATGAATGGCCTCGACCATCGCGTCATTGTGGCGTTCAGCAGGATCTTTCCACATGCGGGCTGCGGTCTCGGCTTTTCGGTAAGATTGGCGTGTAGCATGGGGGGAACGGGAAGGCTAGGGGGAAGTTCCCTTCCGCTCGGCGATACAAATCGTATCGTTATGGGCACCGCCATGCGCTACAAGCAAGATTTCTTCGATCGCATATCCCCGCCCGACTCCCATACCGTTAGAGCTCCAGCCAAATGACAGCACGACCCCGCCAGAAACGATCAGCGGGTCGAGCGCATCCCGCACGCGCTTGTACAGCGCCGCGTTTTGGGTGTCCTGAGTCGTTACCTCCCGACCAAAGCCCTTGTAGCACTCGCTAATCTGGCGAGGACTATATGGCGGATCGAACAGCGCCAGGGAGCATTGGGCACCCCGTTGCAAAGCGGCACGGCAGAAATCCGCGGCGTCCATGTGGAACGGCGCCAAGGTTGCAGGGTCGAGGTCATTGCGCCAGTCGGCCAGCGTATTGTTACGCGCGAACGGGTCGATTGTCTTCCCTGGGGAAACCACTAGCCAGCGCGTCACGAACTTACCGATTGGCTTGATGCCAAAGGTGTTCGCGCTGGGCATGGCGAACGCGCGGTTAAAAATCATTCGCCATGCAGCCAGGGCGGCGCTATGCGCCAGAGCAGCCAGCCGACGGCGGCACCGGCCAGCATGTGGAGCAGGAAGGTCATTTCTGGCCTTCCTCAGCGAGCTTGACGATATCGCGAAGCCTTGGATCATTCGAACGAATTATCTCGCCGATTTCCCGCAAGGCCGTCAGCGCCTTCACAAGCCTGATGGTCTGCTCGCGGTGCGCGGTTTTCCAGAATTCAATTTCGTAGTCGGTTAAATAGTCGGTCATGCTCCGAACTCCACAACTGCCCCATGGAAGGCCTCGGCGCATAGCTGCGCCGCTTCGTGGCGAGTTTTTAGCGTCCGGGCTCCCCAAGTGCCCCTCACGGCTACCCGCCATCCTGAGCCATCGTAGGCCATCCAGAGCGGGGAGGTATCATGTTGCAGGAAGGAAGGGGAGTGGACGCGCCAGGGCTGGCCGGCGAGGGTGATTTTGGTCATGGTTGCACCTCTGCTACTTCGATCGCCTGCACGGGATCGGGCGCCTCGAGGAAACGCCATTCGACATTGCCATGATTCGCTTGCGCGATCGCCTTGCGTTCGGCTTCCGACTTGTCGGTAGCCTCGACGTAAATCGTCGCTTCTTCCCAAACTTGTTGAGTCATTGAAATTCGATAACGAGGCATTTCAATTCCCCTTGGAGCGCTTAGCGCTCTGTCTGCGCAGGATCGCGCGATCGTATAGTCCGTAGATCCAGAATACCGCCAGCACGACTACCGGCGATATCCATAGCGTGAGGAGGGCGGCGAGGGGCGGGCTCACTTGTACACCGCAATGCCGCGATTGTAGGAAGATCCGACCGACGAGCCCGATTCCTCGATGCTCACCACGACGTCGCGGGTAAGGATGTATAGCGCGCAGCCGCGCGGATCGCCTTGCACGTAAAAGGTAAAGCCAGGGTAGCGCTTGAGTATCGCGGCAAGGCGTTTCAAGGCACCGCGTTCCTTGTCAGGCAAAGCGGTATAAGACGTATAGTCTTTGCCTTTGCCGTGCAGATAATGGTGATGTTCCATGAACGGCGCGCCGTCATCATCGTAATCGAAAAAAGCTTTAGACTTGCGTCCGCGCGTGATGCTCCACGAGCCGTATTGATTTCCGTCGCCGCATTCGAGCTCATGCCAGCGGTGCAGCGTCATTGAGATGCGGCGCAGTGCGGTTGCGTCATCGTATGAGATGCCGGCGTATTTGAGCGCGGAAAGGCAATCGTGTTTGTGTAGCATGATAGTTCCCCTTGATTGAGCGATGAATAGTACAATGTATATGGTTGGCGTTAAGGCTTAGAAGATAAGCCGTGAAACGACGGCGAGCGGCGCCGCAAAGATGGCTGCAGCAAGGAAGAGAAGAAGGTAGTCTGTTGAGTCGTAGGGCATGTGTTTAACGTGAATGCTCAGGATGCATTTGGCGCTGTGCGTCATTGATCAGCGCCACCATGGCGGGACCATCATACAGCGCGGGATCTACAATGCGGCCGTTACGATAATATACGCCCAAGTCGACAAGATCGCCGCTACTATCCCAAGTCGGGCACACACGATAGACGCGCGGGTCGATACCGCTGCAGGGCCATGCAGCCCTGAAGTCCGCAATGGTGTCTTGCCAGAGGGTGCAGCGATAATAGCCGCCAGCTGCGCACTGCGCCAGGCGCTGGTCAAGCGTGAGGTTTGAAGTGATCATGTTGATTCCCCTTTGTTTAAGACACCCTCACCATACATTGTATAATGAGGGTGTCAAGTGGTGTTTTCAGTTGAGGACGATTATTCTGTCGATGCTGCGCGCGTCACGCTCCCATGAACGCACCAATATCGATTCGTTATTGTAGTCTGACCGCATGCGGTTGGCTTTCTCGCTGCAAACCTGAGATAGCATGGATAGCAGCGGACCCAAGCCGTTACGGTCGACTAGGCAAGACAGGATCTCGAAGTCCGTCATTTCGAACTCCTATTCCTTGGGGACGATCCGATAGCGCTTGATGGTTTGAGTCTGGAGATCGGTTCCTCGGCCGCGCAAGCGAGCCAGGACGGAATGAACCCGGGCGGCGGTCATCCCGGTAGCCTCGCAGAGATGGGACACTTCCTGCCAGCCTTGCATCAGGAGTTCCCGCACTCGGGCCGTTTCCGGGGATACCGGCTTGCCGCGGGGAACAGATATTTGCTGCTCCTCGCCCATGATGTTGAGCGCCGCAAGCAGGAGTCGGCGGGCGGAAACACTGTCGCCTTGAGCCCTCACGGCATTGGAGCGGGTCATAAGGTCTTGGGCGACCACGTACAAGTCGTCCGGGACGGTCTCAGGAGCTAGAGGCGCGTGCACGGGGAATGTTTTGTCTGTCATGAACATCGAACCTTCCCTTTTGCTTTGCAGAGCATAATTGCCGTTGCAATGAGTAGTTATACATTGTCTACGGAAAGGTTCAATGCTTTTTATTCACGGTTTCGTGACGATATCGAATTGGCCTTTGCGCTGGCGCTTTCGTTTCGGGGTCGTCGGAACGTGAGGGTTGACAAGCCGCGTTGCAAAAGAGGGGTCGACCCAGAACCAGGCACGTTCCAGTCCAAACAGCGCATCAGGACTTTCCCACTGGGCATCGCGCAAGCGAATCCATTTCTCGGGATACGGAGTGCGCAGATAGTGCAAGCCGCTCGGAGCATGGAAGGCGTGCCAGACGTAAGGGCCTAGCGTGCGACCGGCATAAGATTCCAAGGGGTATTTCGCAGGAGTTACTATTTTGCGCGTTGTCACTGGTCTATCTCCGTCTGGGTCCATAGTGATGACAAAAGTTATGCCTGCGCTGCAACACTTAGCACAACTAGAACCAGTGTCACCACTTGTTTTGCTATAAGAGTCGTTATGATAGTATTTATATGGTGGGATAGTGGCATATACACTGTATAGTTATAGGGGATTCTCAGCGGCTATCTGGAATCATGTTTTATGAGGTGACTAGACTGGTGACAGTGGTGACAGTGGAGACGCGTCAAACTTTTGCTACACCAAGATACCTTTTTGTCACCACTCTATATCACAAACGCGTGACGCTATCGGTTTTTATTTGATTCTTGGTTATACAATGTATATTTATAATGTTGTTGGCTTGATAAAATGTGGTTATATAGCAGAAAAAGCCGCATTTGATCTGTACAATGTCGTAAAAGGCGGTGGAAAAGTGGCAAATAACGTAGCAATGCTTGAGGGTTTTACAAAAGAAGTTGTTTTGGAGAGCGAATCGCTTACGCTTTTCCTCTTAGTGCGGCCCGAAACTGATTTAGGGGAGCAATTTAAGGCTTGGGATGCGGACAATCAGGAGTTTATCCGTGTTAATGGATGGTTGTTTTCGGTGAGTGGTTAACGGCTCGGGCTTCGAGCGAACTTGGAAAAAGGGAGAATGAGATGGCGAATCAAATTTTGGCTACGCATTGCAAACCAAGGCGCAACGTGACACGTGAGGAATTGTCGAGTCCGAATAGTGTGCGTGTGTATCGTGCGTCACCGGAAGACGTAATATTGCAGCTGCGCAGAACAAAGGATTACATCGGTATAGCCCTTTCGTTCGCGGAATGCCGCGCGCTGGCTGCGATGCTCGTTGCTGCTGCGGATAAAGGGTGACTGGTTAACGGCTCGGGCTTCGAGCGAACTTGGAAAGGGAAGAAGATGAGCGTGAAAGATATCAAACGCCAGCTTAGGGAACATCGCGCGGAGATGCGACGTTGCGGAATAAAGATCACGTCATGCTTTAATGGGGGAATGGATCGAGATACGCAACGCGCAAATGAGCGTCGCTTTGCTTTAGAAACTGCACTGCAAGACGCGATTCGGAAAAAGGCGGGCGGTTAGCGGCGCGCTCGCCATCGCGCCAGATTGATCGCCCCGGCTTGCTTACCGGGGCGTTCTTTTGCGCGATCTATTTCTGCGGCGATTGTTAGCGGATCAATGGTTCGAGCTCGGAGTTTAGCGGCGAGAATATCCAATGCCCATTTAGGAGCGCGGCGTCGGCCCGCTTTCCAGTTTAATGCACAGTGGCGTGTAACTCTTCCGTCCAATAGTTTCGCGATTGAGCGGCCACCCGCATTAGGCTGCAACGCTTCTACAGCTCTAGCGAAACGGGTAACGTCTCTTCGATCCAAATCTTGCTGTATCCCAAGGGAAGTTTGTTCCACGTTCCTAACCCCTAATCAGTTCCCGGCCACGTCTAGGCACTGATCACTAACCCCGAACCCCTCACTTGTCACCTTCGAGCGTGCGTTTCCGAGCTCGTACCGTATTCCACTTAACGGTGGAATAGCTGATCGAACGATAAATAAAATGAGAACATCGTTTGATATCAATGTGTTAGTATGAGAACGTTGGCAGGTTAACGGTAGGGTGTGAGACCTGGATCGG